AAACCTCCCTTGTAAATCTGATTGTTGATAAATGATTAAATGTCTTTATACAAACTGTCGTTAGGCTCGCCACCATATCCGAGGTTTGCCCAATGGTACATATAATCGTAATACTCGCCTTTTACTTCCTTGTAGAGTTCATTGTGAAGAGATGCAATTATATCCAACAATTTGTACTTATCATCTTCACTACCCTGCTCAAGAATGTTAGAACCATTACCAATGGTCTCACGAATTTGTTTTGTTATCTCTTGTAATTTCTCTTCTGTCATAAGACACCTCATTCATTCGTGCATAATTGTAGTTATACCGAATTGTGTTATAATCACTTTAGTTACCCCTCACACCTCTCGAAGAAGTGTCCCACGAGGGGCTTTTTTATTGTATCGCTAACCCTACTGTTATTTTATACTCTAAATCTGTAATGTTGCCACAATCCGCATATATATTATTTGTGCCAACAATCGCTTGTACTTCTTCACTTGTTAACTGAACAACTGTCGGTGTTGCTAATTCATACACTACGTCATAATCTTCCATTAAGGTTTTGAATGTTGTTGTGGTATAAGATTGGAACTCATTACCACTAACAAATACTTCAGAAGAATTATGCGATAATGCAATTCCCGTAACTGTTCCGCTATATGATTGAACGCCCGTTATAGCAACAAGCCTATTTGATATAATATTACCTTTTGTCGAAATGTTAGGTGGTCGCTTAAAATCTCCAATAGTAGTCGAAAATCGCTTATTACTTCCGCTTGTTGTTGCCTCAATCCAATTACTATCGCCTAAATTTCTATATTTGTGTGTTATCGTCAGTTTACCGCTCAAAACATCAAGCACACCGCCATAAACTGTTTGACCGAATGGGATTGTGGTTGTTGTGCAGAAGCCATCAGTCATATCGAAGATAAACAACCTAACTGTTGTAATATCGCCTATTGGATGGTCATTAACAAAATCATATTGATTTGTAATTCTCAAATCGCAAGATGCAACGCCTGTAAACGTATCGTTTAATGGTACAGTATTAACATCAGCAAGCACAACACCCGCCACATTTGGATAAAATACATATTTATAGGTGTGTGAAGTATCTAACCCTGATATTACGAGTGTTCTTTGTGAACCAACGCTATAATTTGTTGTTCGTGAATTATTTTCAATACTAATTAAACCCGTTGACGAATTAAAACTTGTTGTTATTCCGTCTTTAGTCAAATTGTTTGTCGAAATAAACAGATTTTCGTTATAATGCAACAAATTACAAGCACTAAATCCTGTAATTGGTAATGGGTTGCTTGGGCTTGGTGTACCTGAACCGCTTTGTGTTGCCGTTACCGCTACTTGAAGATTTACAAGCCTGTCGGCAATATCCGTGTCAAAAGTGGCAATAGGTGTATTACTGATTGCCTTAACTGTCGGCATTGCCTTTATCTGATTGTCTAAAACGTTTACAGGATAGAAAGCCATTATGTATCACCGCCCTTTTCTTTGAGCAAATATTCCAAAACCCGATAATCAATGCACTTATCGGAACAACCACTACAACCCATACACAAATTTGAAAGCATTTCCCTCAAAGTTTCTACAATCTGATTGTTGGTCATATCAACTAACCCTCACTTTCACGCTAATGTCGCTTGCTTGGGCAAGGAATGTAAGTGTTATGCTACCCATTGAAACTACTGCGTTGGTGGGTTGTATGCCGAATGTATCAACGTATATGTCTATCGTGCTTGTGGTCAAAATGCTTGCATCGGATAAAGTAAGGGTTGTGTTGCCTGTGGTTAGTGTTCCTGATACCCATTTTGTGTTTACCCATTTAGACGTGCTACTGTCGTATGCAAGCAAATCAGCGTTTGACGGGGTTGTTATGGTAGTGTCGGTAAGGTCGGATAGGTTTTCTTTTGCGGAAGATTTGACCTCGTTTATTGCACCGATTATCGTTTTGGAAGTGGTCTGAAGGTCGGAAGAGTAGTTAAGGCCTTTCACAACTTCATTAGCGATCGCGAGCAACTTCGTCGCCTTGCTCGAGTACCCTGTCGGGCTTCCTGCGTCTTCCTGTGCGATTGCGAACACGTCCGTCGTGTTAAGGCTCGGCGCCTCCGCGTCTCTTATCGCGTCACTATATTTTATTAAATCGTCTGGCATATCCTTCGCCCTCCCTTTAGTCTGTTTTTAGTCTGTAAACCACTTTTTACCGTCTTCGCTCGCCCAGAACTGCGAGAGCTCTGTCGACCACGGGAAGCCCCTCGTGATCGTGATGCTCGGAGCATCGACGCCCGTCCCTTCCGTGATGCCTGCGAGAACCTCATGCCCGAAGTCCTCGAGCCCGATGCTGTCGCTCGGCTGGATGAGGTGGAAGTCGCCCGGATCTGTGACGAGTGCGCTCGCCGCTTCCGTGATTGCCCTCAGCTTCAAGCAACCGAACGGGATGATCGTGATGTAGTCATAAACGTCAATATATCCGTCGAAATACTGCTCACTAAACAGCTTTTGACCTTCGAGCGTGACGTTCGCGTGATTCTCGTCGATGTGCACGTTCGCGATGTTGTGGCTCACGAGCTTAACCTTCCAAACGTGACGCACGTGAGGCGTGACTTCACGCACTACATAATAAAAATCGCGTGTGATCGTGATGTCGGTGAGGTCGCCCTCCGTGAGCTGCGTGATCGTTCCCAGCTTCTCCACTGGGGTATAATCGACAAGCTCGTCGTCTAAATAATAGCGGAGTTCATAGCTTCCTTCTTTTGCGAGGTCCGCAGTCATGTCGAGGATGAGCTCATGGAGCAATTTGACAGTCGTCTCTCTTGTCGAGATAAAAGCGAGTTGTGAGATCTCCGTCTCTTGCTCGGGACCGATGTCGATCGCTTCCGTGTTCGAATAGCTGTAAAAAGTGACGTCATTGTCGACGGTTGCCTGAGCGTTGCGCTCGATCTCAGCATCGGCGAACTCAATACGCTCTTGTGTGCTGGCGATCGTGTCCGTGATGTCCGTCTTCGGATCTCCGAAGGTCGTCGAAGTATAGCGCTCCGTCAGCACGTCCCAGACTGTCGCGACACACTTGAGCTGTGTGCTGATTCCCAGCGCTTCGAAGTAGATGCTCACCGTGTCGCATAGGTCGACACGTTCCTCGAGGTTTGAGAGCTGAACGAAGTCGAGCGTGATCGAGCTCGTCGCTCTTGTCATTACCCTATTGCTTATATAGTCAGTTGCTAATATTTCGAGCTGTGTCTCCATAGGCACGGCGCTCTCAATATTGCAATTACTCGAGAAGTTGACGGCGATGTCGTGAGCAACGTCGGAGACGAGCCCGGTCGCGACCTTGTTGCCGATGATCTTGATGTCGTTCTCTTCGTCGAGGTAGTACGGTATAACTCCCGTGCATAAGTTCTGGATGTCGATCTCTTGCGAGAGTTCCGTGAGGTTCTTCCCGTATCTTATCTGTACGCCCCTGTCGGTTCCCCTGTGGAGATATAAAAAGGCGTCGAAGTTGTTATAATGCCACTCACCCGTCCCGTAGACGTCGAGAAGGCTCCCCTTTTTACCTCCGAACCACGAGCGGACACTTGAGGGCTCCGTGATCTTAAAAGCTCCGCCTGTTGTTTTGTCGGTGCTGATAGTGAACCCGCCAGCGTTAGCCTCGAGGACCTCGCAAGCTGTTAAGCAACTGAGAGCCGAGCCGTCAGCGATAACCTTGCCGCTCAAATCATAACTAATATGCTGAGCGTTGACCTCAAAACGGCCGTTTAATCTTTTGCCGACTTTATAAATGCGGAAAAGCTGGGGATCGTCTGAAAAATTAGGCTTCGCCATAATAAGGCGGTCGGGCTGGATGTCTTCGGCGTGGATGCCCTGCGCCGCATACTCCAGCGTGAGCTCATATGCGCCGTTGCGTTCTTCCTTAACCTCGCAGCGTAAACAATCTGTGAGCGGCCCGATTCCGTAGTCGGTCGGGACTGTGCCCTCGCTTGCTGTTCTGTATAAAATCGGGATCATGTAAAAACCTCGTGTTAAATAGTGAAATAGTTCGGCTTAATTGTGACGAGTGTCGTCGTGCCTGTTATCGTGACGACGTTGTCGCCCGGTGCTATTTTCGGAAAATTGCCTTGTATGTGGTCGTTCATGTTTTCCGCTGCGGTTCTGTATGCGTTCATTCTCTCGACGTCGATGTTGATATAATCGACGAGGTCGGTCGCTGTTATGCCGACGCCGTTGATCGTGACGGTGACGTTGCCCGTGCCCTCGATGTGAATGAGGGGCTTGCTGGCGTATCTCGTCGGGTTGGTGAGCGTGTTGCCCGTGAGAACCGTGACGGGTGTCTTGCCGCTCACGAGGAAGCGCTCCGCCCTACATGTGAAGCTGAGCGTCGCCCTTCCGTATTGCATTAAGTTATTCGTGAAGTCGTTGCCGCCTGAGTAGTATGCGAGACGATAGACGTCGGGCTCGAAGTTGTCCGTCAGTTCACTATATCCGTTTATACTGTTAAGCCACGCGCTAATATTGTTTACACGCTCGGCCAGTGTGCCCGTTATAACTCCGCCCGATTCCTCAGTCACTTCCTCGGCAATCCATACGTTATACGAGCGGACGACGTCCTCAAATGCGTCTTGTTGGAACAGTACGGAGCCATTCCGACCGGGCACGTTGAAGACTGTCGTCTTTCGTTTAGCACTATCAAAGGCGGGAGCGCTGTCGAGAACCATGCCATAATCGACAGAACGCTCACCGCCCCATACTATCAAGCCTTGCCTGTTAGTATCTGGATAAAAATTAGGCATAAATTACCCCCTTGCGTCTCGTCATGTCTTCGAGCTTCTTCGCAATAGTCTCGGCGAGTTCGTTCGTGTTCTGGCCTTCCGCGCCGTAGACGTTTATCGTGACGCTTCCGCCGTTGTAGTTTGTTGTCTCGCCTAACATTGCCGCACCCTGTGAGCCGTATGCGCTCACCTGTGCCGTCATGGAGCCCGTGAGCCCCTCCATATTGCCGAGCATGTCGCCCTTGACGTCCTTCATGCCGTCGTCGAAGCCTTCGCCTAAACCCTCAGCCAAAAAGCCACCGATTCCCGCGAAAACTTTCGAAGGTGATGCGATTCCAAAAACGCCCTTGATCGCGTTCGTGATGCTCTCGCCCATGTCGGCGATGCGCCCCTTGATCCATTCGATGCGGTCGCCGATTCCGTTCCATAGGCCAGTGATGAGATCGCGGCCGATGCTGACGACCTTCTCGGGTAATTCCTTTATTCTTTCGATTACGTTTGAGACGAGCGTCTTCACCTTGTCGACGATGTTGCTCACGTTGTCGCGTATAAAGTTAAAAGCGTTTGTAAAATTCGTTTTTAAGTTATTGAGCCAGTTTGTAAAGCCGTCGCGGATCGTGTTGATTAAACCGCCGATAAACTCCCAAACACCCGAGCCCCATGATTTAACGAGCCCGATGAGTGTCTCGAGCCCCTGCGTTACGAACGGGACAACGAACTCGAGGAACTTCGCAAAAAGGCCGCCGAGATTCTCAAACACGCCGACGACGAAGTTGATGAGCTCGGGAACGCTCGCAATTAAAGCCGCCACGATCGCGCCGAGTATCTGGAGCGCTGCGCCGACTAATGTCATAACGTTCTCGGGGCTCATTAAGGCGTTAGCCACGTCCCCGATGATCTTGACGATCGCGGGGAGCAATACCGGGAGAACCTCCGAGAGCTGTGCGGCGATAAGGCTGACGAGCTGGACGATGCCGTTGACGAAGTTCGTCACGTTGTCGCCCTGTGACAGCCACGTCACGAGATCCGTGACGAGCTCGAGCAAGCTCTGAATAATAACGGGTAGACACTCGAAGACGGCTGTCATGATGCCCTTGATGCCCGCCGTGATAGCGGGAAGCAACTGCGGGATCATACCCGTCAGCGTCAAAAGTGCCTGATTCACGAAGTTAAATAATGACGTTACGAGCTGGGGAAGCATCGGACCGAAGCCAGCGAGTAAACTCGTGATAATAGCCTCAGCGATCTCAAAAAACTGCGGGCTCAATTCCGTTATTTTTGAGATAACGCTCTCGAGGCCGCTCTTGATCTCTTCGATGCCGCCGTTTCCGCTAAATACTTGTGACAGTCCCGTCATCACGGAAGTAATACCCGGGAGGAAGTCCTTCATCATACTAATTTTGAGGCCCTTCAAACTGTCTTGTACGTCGATCATAGTGTCCTGATAATTGTCACTTGCGGCGATCGCGTCCTCGTCCATGTATGCGCCTAACTCATACATTTTTTGCTTTGAGGCGTCGAGCTCTTCGTTTGTCATTGCGAAGATTCCGCCGAGCTCCACGGCTCCCTTGCCGAGTAGGCTCGATGCTAAACTCATACGCGTCTGTTCGTCGGTGACGTTCTGGAGCGCCTTGACGGTAGCCTCAAAAAGCTCCGCCTGATTCATTTCGGCGAGCTGTTCCTGTGAGATTCCGAGAGCTTCAAACGCATCCGAGCCGTCGACGGCGGCGTTCGCGAGCGTCTTCATGCTCATCTTCATTGCGTCGATTGATGAGCCCGCACGCTGGAGCACGAAGTCCCATTCTTGATAGCTCTGAGTGTCAAGCATCATTTTCGCCGCGTTGTCACCTATGGCGTCACCCATTGCGCTGACGTCGTTTGCAGCATCGAGGAACGCCTTGCCAGTAGCAACGGCCGCGCCTGTGACGGCTGTCATGGCCGCACCTATTACGGCGCCCGTAGTTTTTAAGGCGTTGGCGAACGTGTCGCCGAACTTTTTCCCGCCTTCTTCGCCTGCGGTCTCCGATGCGGTCGTTGTGACGCCTGTGAGCTGTGTCGTGATCTCCGACTGGCTTCCAGCCATTGAAGGAATAATTGAGACGTATGCCTGAGCCACTTCAATTTTTTCCGCCATGTGATCGCCTCCGTATCCATTCGCGCAACTCTGAGAGCGGGAGCGCTCCCTTGCCGAGTTGCCGCTTATTTTCGGCACCCTTGCCCGGTCTCGGGTAGGGTGTTATTTTCTGTTTATGTCTACCGCCGCCCATTGCGACGATGTTCGCGTTGATTACTTGAAGCAAGTCATAAATGTCTGCGAGGATCGCGTTCGTCTTGAGTGTGTCCTCCCAGCCTGTCGCCTTGCCTAAGTCGCGAGCGAGAGCGCTGTCGCTCCCTAAATGTTTAATAAACGAGTTGAGGGCGCCCCACGAGAGAGCGCCCCCGACGTCGTCGAGTTGGTAATTTGTACGCGTTAAAAGGTCGTAGTTTAACGCCTCGCCGTGTTCGTTTACGAATTGCGCGAGGCTTATGATTCCCCCGGTGTTACACCGCCCGACTTTTGTGTCGCTTCGCTCCACGCGTTGATGATCGTCTTGAGCTCGCCGATCGTTAAGTCGTCCATGAGTTCCTTGCCGAGATATTTCTCAAAGAACTCCATGACAGCGTCCTCGCTTTTAAGGTTCGCGAGGTCCTTGCGCTTGAGCTGTGTGCCGAGTGGGATCTTGTAGATCTTGCCCTCGATTTCAACCTCGAGGACTTCGACCTTGTTGCGTTCTAATTTAAGAGTGTTTGGCATGGTAAAACCTCCGTGTTAATGATTATGAAGTAGCCTGTCCGTCGTCCTTCATGAACTTCCAGCTTGCCGCCTCGATCGTTGCGGTCCATGTGATCGCCTCAGTAGGTGAGAATGTAATATCATCCACGTCGCGAACGATGCCCTTTTCTGTTCCGAGCATCATCATGTCGTCGCCGTCCTTCATAATGAAAAGGAACGCAGCGGGAGAAGCTGAAACACCGGGCGCAACTGTTACGGAAACGAGGGCGCCGTGGCTGGCTGTTGCCGCCTCGACTGTTACGTTGTCAGCTCCGAAAATTGTCTCGAGTGTTTTCTGTGTTGTATACATGAGGGGAGCCTCAACTGTTCCGCCCTCGTCGGATGCGATAAGTCTCTCGACTTCCTTCGCCCAGTTGCGGAGCGGATCGCTGTCTTTTCCAGTGCTCCATGTGATGCCGTCGGCTGTTACCGCACCGACCTCAGTCCATGAAGCGAGCCCTGTGCTGTCTCCCGGATAAGCGGGGAGCGCTGTGCCTGCGGGCGCTGTGTAAAACATTCCAGTCGCGAGGCCAATGCCCAGATTTACGTTATTAGATGCCATAAGCTAACGCCTCCATTTATTAAGATTCTTCGTGAAGTTCGTGCGCTTCACGGTGACAAGTGACGAGCACCGTCGCCGTGCATAGTTTCAAGTCTGGGCGCACGGGATCACTTCCCCACCTTGCCAGACTGTTAATCGTGACGTTTCGAAGTGCGCCGACCTGTTCGCTCGCCATAACCTCGAGGGCGCCGAGTGCGTCCCTCAAAGTCTCATAGGCTTCCGCGTCGGTCTCGGCTCTCGCGTCGATTGATACGGTGAACGTGTCGATCGTGTTCCCGGATCTTCCTCCCGTTGCCGTGATGAGCACGTTCGGGAGCGTGTACGTCTTCGGGAGCGGTCTGACGTATGCCGTGAAATACTGCGCAAGTGCTCGCTTTATTTCGTCTTCGATGTCACAAGGTCGTAAAATGTTCATGATGTCACCGCCCTCGTTAGTGCTTTGTCTTCCGATTCCGCAGCCTTCGCCTTGTCGTCGGTCGTGCTGACGAACCCGATCCAACGGCCACCGCCGAACCCTCCGACCTGAACGGAAGCCTTGAAGCCTTCGCCGCCTCGGGTGTTGTTGGCATCCGCTTTGTCCTTGATCTCGTTCGCCGTATCTGTGACGAGGTTCTTCACGCCGTCAGATAGTAATATCTGGCGGAAGCCTTCCGACTTGAAAACGATGCGAGTTTCTCCCATTGTTTAGCCCTCCCATAAAACGAGATTAAGCTGAATGTTTGAGAGCAACCTCGCGCCCGTCCACTTCCTCGGCTCGCCATTGATCGTGTAAACCTTGCCGTCGTACTGGATGCGGTCGCCCGCAGCTACGTCGGAACCTTCGGGCAAGTATGCCGTCAGTCCCTCCGAGATTCCCAGAACACGCCCGTCTTGCGAGAGTGTTGTCGTCGCGGGTTGCACACTAACGCCTTTTATTACGAGTGTCGTGACTGCGTTCGGGCTCCAGTCGGGGATCGTCGAACCCCTTGAGGTCTTCGTGCCCGGTCGGATGCGTGTGATCTCTTGCGTGCAAAATGACGGGAGCATATCAGAACACCCCCCTCACCTTGTAGGTGCTTAACACTTCGCGAGTGTCGTCTGAGAGCCCTGTCGAGCCCCTCGATGCCGTTGAAGCATACGAGATAGACACGCCGCCCGCTGTCTCGCTGTTTACGCCGTAGCTGTCAGTGAGCGCTCTCGTGACGCGGTTCGCCGCGATCTCTTTAACGAGCGGGATCGCTGTGTCAGCATAGCCCGCCGTGTACTTAATGAAGATCTTTGAGCGCCTATCCTGTGGAGCAACGTCGAAGACACGAACGAGCCCGTCACCCATTCCGAAGTCGATGCGATCCTCGTCGGTGATGATTTCGCCGTCCCAGTCTTCCGCGTCGGGGTTCCATTTAGCCCCGAGAACGACCTTCTCGACGTTCGTGACGTAGGTCGCGGGGAGCTGGATGAGCAAGTCGCAGCCGACGAAGGCGTCGCGCAAGTCCTTCACGTTGTAGAGCATCCCGCACGATAACGACGGAGCGATATGCCAGCCGCAATAATTACGGATTGAAGCCGAAGCGCTGGGGATGCACGCCGCGATCCTTGTGTCAGTCGTGCCAAACTTGCCATTTGTAAATTTGGAGAAGTCTGTCGTCGTAATAAGGTCGGGAAGTGTCTCGGCGTCGATGATATAGCCCCACGGGCTTAAATTGCCGTGTTCGAACTCACTCATTTTTTGCCGCCGTCCTTCCTTGATTTATTGCTTGTTACCTTCTTCGCCTTGTTGGCGGGCACGGGTGCGGCCTTTTCTTCGGGTTCGTCCTTCTTTACCGGGGCGACCTTCTTCGGCTCTTCCTTTTTCGGTTCTCCGTATGGGATAGCCTCAGCGGGTGCCGTTTTCGGATCGAGCCAAACCTTGCGGCCGTTTAATTCGTAAATTTTCACGGGTGCGTCCTCCCTTCTTCGAGATTAAGGAAAACGGGCGCCACCAAATGACGCCCGTCTATTCGTTTGATTAGGATGCGGAAGATGCGAGAAGTACGACGCCCTTGAGGTCGACAACTGCGCAAGCGAGACGTTCCTCAGCGAGCAATGTGACGCAGTTATGAAGTGCGTCGTCCTCGTTCTGTTCGTAAACCTTAACGTCGAGGCCGCCCTTCTTCCAAACCTTTACGGCTTCCTTAGCTGCTACGAGTGCGGAACCCTGAGCAACCTCGGAAGATGTGAAGATCTGAACGCCCCAGATTGAAGCGGGGATGTTTACGCCGCCATTACCATAAGCGCCTACGAAGTAGCCGCCGCCGTAATACTGGCCGTTCTGATCCTTAGCTGTGAGAAGTGTGAAAAGATCGGCGGGGTTAACGATTACAACACTTGCGTTATAAGCGCTGTCAGCCTTAACCTTGAGGATTGAGGCAAGGATGCCGTCCGCAAATGTGACGTTTGTGCCGTCGTATGTCTCGGCACCGATGCCGACAGTGGAACCTACTGCGTTGATAACGTGAGCGTCCTCAACTGTTCCGAGCTTATAAATGAGTGAGTTCTGAACCTCGGAAGCGAGGAAGGGCTCATCATAAAGGATCTCATCGGTTTCCTTGATAAATGCGGCGATCTTTGTGAGTGCGAGAGTTGTGCCGCTGAATGATGTGCTGTTCTGGGGCTTCTTAGCTCCCTCAGCTGTTGCGGCGGGTGTGCCCTCATAAGCACCCTGTAAAAAGTATGTGATAGCGTTGCCGCTGATTGTAGCGTTGCTGAATAAGTCAGCAGCCGCACGTCTGTCGGGCTGGGGTGCGACAGATCTGTCTACGTCGGCGATCTGTACGCTTGAAACTACGTCAGTAGCAGCCTTGAGGTGGATTGATGCGCCAGCCTTGCGGTCTGTCATTTCCTTAGCGGACTTTGTGAATGTTGCCATTTCGTTCATGTTTGTTCCCTCCGTGATGTCGTTGTTGTTGTCTTCGGCTGTGCCGATGTTCTTGAGAAGCTCGGCGGCCTTCTCAGCCTTCTCGATCTGTGCCTCGAGTTCGCCGATAGCCTTAACGAGCTCGTCGCCCTGTGCGATTGTCTCGTCGCTGACGTTGTCAGCCTTGAGAGCGGGCTCGAGTTCGATGAGCGCGTTCTTCTTCTCTGTGAGCTGTTCCTTGAGTGTCATGATTCGGAACCCCCTTTTATTTCGTTGATTTTTGCGAGAAGTCCCTCGGCTCTTTTCGCGTTCTCAGCTGTTTCTGGCTCCTCCGTTGCCACGTTGACCTCGACAGTTGGCTCCGCGCCTTTTGCCTCGTTCTCTTCCTCGTCGTTTTTATCGACTTCGCTCGCGTCCTCGAGTAATGACTGGAGCGATGTGATACAAGTGCGGATAATTTCCTCGTCGCTCTTGCGGTTTCTTCTTCCCGCCTTGACTTCGGTCGCGACTGCGTTCTGATTAGCTGGCACTGTTACCACGCTAACCTCGTAGACTTCGACCTTCGTGAGTACGTTCTCGACGCCCGCCTTCTTCTCTTCCTCGTCGGGCTCTCTTGCGCCTAAAACGTCATAAGCAAACGAAAATTGATAAATCGCGCCAGACTGGAGCATTTTGCGAACGTCCTGCGCGAGCTGTGTGTCTAAAAAATGCGCCTCGATGTAGGGACCTTTTTCGGTGTCCTTTACGCTGTCGACGGCTCCGATCACGGCGCTAAAATCGTGATTGAAGCACAACGGGAACGGGTGGCCGCTCTCTTCGCGCTTCTTAAATGTCTCCGTGAACGCACCGGGCTCGATGATGTCGCCGTAGCTGTCGGGCGTTTTTTCGTAGGTACTAAAAAAGCCCGAGATTCCCCCGAGCTCGTTCGCCTTCATTTCGAAGGACTTAAAAAGGTGCTTGTTTTCCATTTTTTAACCTCCAGTTATTACGACTTCGGTCGTGCAATTACAGCCGCACGATTCCGAAGGATCTCCGAGATTCTCACCGGGCCAGTGCTGGCCGTTTGAAAAATCGGCGTCAATCGGAACGCGTTCGCCGTTCATGAGTTGGTGGCTCTCTCTTGCGTTCGGACCTGTTACCCATTCTTTTTGAACGATGCGGCCGACCACTCTCGGAGCGCCGTCGCTTATTGCCTGATGTGTTGCTTCGGCGATCGCGAACGATGCGATCGAACCCGCCGCACTTCTCGCCAGTGATTCGGCTGCGCTCTCACGAACCTCGAAGACGTGAGCCGTGTCGGGTTCTTCTTCCTCGAGATCCTTCTCGATGTGCTCGAGCGTGTTCTCATTTATCTTTTTGGCTCTCGCCTGTGCGGCCTTCTCGATATATGCACGGGTGACTTCGGTGTCATAAGTCCACTCGAGCGCCTCGCTCGCATCCTTGCCGTGCTTGTCGGCTATTGCCTCAAGTACGGGCTGGAGATCTTCCGCGAGTTCCTTGTCCCAGCGCTCAGCATCCCAAAAGTCCGCCGTGGCGTTTATCTTCGGGATAACGCTGCGGGCCTGTCGCTTAAAAAAAGACGACAGAACGGTCTCAACCTTCTCGTCGTCTTCCTTGTCGCTTTTTCCCTTGATGCGGAGCTCGCTCTCAGCCTTGCACGCTTTACACCCGCACGGCTCGAGCTTTTTGCTCTGATTATCTTCGCCCGGGTAGTTGTAGGCGTCGCCCTGTGTGTCTCTCGGACTTGCCTGTCCTCCCTCCGTGACGTTGAGCGGTGTGATGAGCTCATCACCGCCCTCAATAGGCGGAAGATTTAAGTCGGCTCTTGCCTCGTTCCTTGTGAGCCACGGGGCGCCGACTGCGGTCTGTAATATCTGGGCGCGTTCCTCAAATGAGCCTTTTAGTTTTTCCTGCATATCAAACTCGACGTATGTCTCGGGACCTGCGCCGACCATAGGGAGCAAAAAGGCGTTTATGCGCTGTTGGAGCATCTGGAGCACGGGGCCCAAACATTCCGCATACAAGGCGCGGGCGTTGTCTCTCGCGCTTGCGTAGGTCTGTGTGTTGCTGTGCCAGATTAAAGACGGGTTAACGCCATACGCAGCCGCAACGGCTTCGCGCGTCAACACGACGGACTGGCTCCACTCCGATTCTTTGAAGGATGTACTAAACGGCTTGATCTCCATGCCGTCCTCCATGATCGGGATGCTTCCAGCCTTCGAACCGCCTGCGCCCCACGCCTCGCGGAACGCTGTCGCGAACTTCCTTTTTTGGTCTTCAGTCCACGGCTCGACGTCCTTCGGTCTGATTATCTGAGCGTTGAGACGTCCCGAGGATCTCCACAACTGACGGCGGAACCTTCCCGCCTCAACCTGTTCGGTCAAAGTCTGGCGGAGCGCCGAGATCGGCGACAGATAGCCGCCCGGTGATCCTGCGCTATATGTTCGGAACTGAACGAACTCGGAGCGGGGAACGTCGAACGCCGTGCCCCCGTTCTGTGTGCAAATTCTGATTTTGTCGGGAGCGTATGGGTGTCCCTTGACGGGTTCCTTGACGAGCCACTCAGTCGGAACGATGCGGAGCTGGAGCCCGCTCTCACTGTCAGCGTCGGGCAATAACCAAACGAACACGGAGCCATAAACGAAATACTCGACCATAAGGGCACGAACAAACTCATACTCAGTTTGATCCGCGTTTGGTCTGTAAAGCAATTTAGCCGCGACGCTCTCGCGGTCTCTCTTGCGCTCCGTTTCCCCGTCTCTCGTGTATACCTTGAGCGGGAGCTGTGCGATCGAGTTCGCGAGGAAGTTGACGACCGCCTGAAGGTTGTCCTGCGTCTGGTATAGTTCTTTTGCCTTCATGTTTAATACTTGCGTTGATGCGTCCCCGTTTAACGTGACGTTTATCACTTGAGGCGCCGACGCAAGTCGCCAGCGTTCGAAAATACTCGGCATTTTTCCATGCCCTCCCTTTTACTTTTTAGACGAACGTCAACCCACCGCCCGAGGCGTATGCTGACGTGTAAATCTTCTTCTCTTTTTTGTTTATCATCGTGGCGCCTGCGTATGCCATAGCGCACGCCATAAGCGGACTAATATCATCGGGGCTCTTTATCCTGTCGGGTAGCATCACGCCCCCGCCGAGGTTTCGAAGCTGGCATGTGTGCCCCGGTGTATCAAGTACGGGCTGGGGGAGGTGGTAAACCTTAACCCCTCCGCGTGTGTTTCCCGGTTCGCAAGCTGCGACCGCGTCATAAAAACGCGACCACCCAGCCGACAAGTCGGGACCGCCCTGCGCCATTCTCTCGATGCCCTTGATCGTACATATCTGTTCTGCGAGCCCGCTCGCTGGAGCGCCCCGCTCTTGAAATGCGAGCTTTATGCCTCCGTATTTCCCTACACGGGAGCGGAACCAATCGACAGCCCACTCAGTCCCGAGCCGTCTCTCAACGATCTCGACGTGATAATTGCCGTCGTCTCTCATTCCACAAACGGCGATCGTGGTCCATTTACGATCTTGAGACAAGTCAACCCCGAAAAATAACTCACTATCCTCGCGGATGTAGCTCTCGGGATCTTGTCCCCCGTTCCAACTTCCTTCCGGGAACGGTTCGGGGAGGATCGTCTCGACTTGCTGGCACATGCACTCGCTTCTAAACTTCGCCTCGGGGAACGTGTCACGGTTGGCGAGAAGTGCCCGCTCCGTCAGTCTTCCATATCCGAGCGCGGGATTTGCCTGCGCCAGTGCCCTCAAGTCTCCAGTCCCCGCCTTCTCAGGTGCCGACCACTCAAAAAGGGCGAGCGCGTCGGCGTCTACATTGCCGCCGAAGTCGTTCGCCTTGTCTCCGTTTATTTTTTCTATTGCCTGTGAGCGTATCTGTCGGAGGACGATGCTGTCGGGATCGCCAGCGTTTGAAAAGCACACCGTCATCCCGTTCGGTTTCGCGTTGGTCGATGCGACCGCCGCGCTCCACGTCTCCCAGTCCCTATGTTCACGGACCTCGTCGAGCATTACGAGATCGTTCGCGTCGCCACGTCCCGCCCTTCGTGTCGGTGCTCCGACTTTATAAGTGCGTAAACCTGTCAACACGAGTTTTTTGCCGCCGTTCCTTCTCGCCACCTGTTGAATATCTCGGGCGAGAGCGTCGTGCGTCTCTTGCTCTTGTATGACCGCCTCCCAGACTTCCTCCGCCTTATCCATAGACAAGGATGTCCCAAAAACAGCCTCAACCCTTAACACATTAAGGAAAAACGAAGCGATCACCTTCGAGAGCTCTGTCTTTCCGTTCTGTCGGCTAACCATAAACAGCACCGTCCTAAAACGGAACCGCCAGCCGTTCCTTTTAAGGTCGCCCACGATCTCAAGCGAGTGGATGAGCGCCCACTTTTGCCACGGGTAGAGCTCCATGTTGAGGATCGTCTCAGCGTACTCGATAGCCGCGAACCCGAGGCTCGTCGACTTCGTCAGTTTACGAAGCGGCGGCGTGTAGATCCTCGGCTCTGTGACGCCCAGCATGTTAGCCTACCTTGAAGCGGTTGCGAAGGTCTTCCACCGGGGACACCCCTGCGTCGCTTCTCGTTTCTTCAAGTATGTCCTTTAAGTTGTTGAGCGCCGCCGAGTAGTCTCGCACGGTTGCCCTAAACTCTTGTGTGATCGGGTTCTGTCGGAGGACCGTCTCACCCGTTCCCACTGTCACCGACTGCGCGAGCGGTTGGTCCTTATAGACGGGAACCTGTTGCTCAATCTTCTCTTGCATCGCGAGGACTGCGTTCGCGAGTGTCGTCGCCTGCGGTCTTATGTCCTCGGGTACTCCCTCACACATGAGCTCCGCCTTCGTCTTCGTGATCTTTTTGACCGCCTTCGGTTTTGCTGTTGTCTTGCGCTTTGCGCCTGTCGTTTTCTTCGTTGCCATAGTCTCACCGCCTTTTAGTGATGCCTTAATTACGGCACGGAAGCGGCAAGGCTGACCGCGTTCGCCCCGTCGGGCTATCCGTGCCAAATTACAATCGAGTTTTTTGAGGGAGGGAAAAGAC